AGGGACATTCTGATGTTTTGCCATACATCACCTATAGGCTTGAGAGGAAAAGCTCTCTTTCTGCTTTCCTGCGTTTAACCAGGCCGGGTAAAACCCTGCCACCGCCCTTAGTCCAGTCCATCAGATGATCTGCGGCCTGCTGCCACTCTCCACGGTTAGCCTTGATGCGAATCTGGCTACGCTGAAGATTGCCTAGCCCAGCGTTGAACGCAAAAGAGACAAGAGCGTCGAATGCGCCTTGATACTCAACCACACCGGGCACAAGACGAAGAACACCGCGCTCAAAAGTGCCGACATCATCTCGGAACAAATCTTCCACTTCCTGCTTCGACCACATACGCGAGTCCTCAGCCCTGAGTGGATAGTCACTCCTGATAGTCCCGTTATAGCCCTCTTTTCTGACAACAGGAAGTCGGATTTGGTCTTGGTAGAGAACATGGCCGTATCCAATCGTCCAGATCGTCGCTGGGCATAAGTAAGGCTTGAGTCTGCATCCCTCGTAGAGATGCATCAACTCTGCGCCCTCTTTAGAGAGCTTCATTTCTTCCAGGAGCGTGACCCGAACCAGAATCCAATGATCCCGCCGAGCATCGCCATCTCATCGTCGGTGAAGATCACCTCGGTGATTTTAAGAAGGTCATCAATGTTCTGAATCAGGCTCGGATGGGTGAAGGCATACCAAGCGATCACCCCGTTCACGGCGATCAGCTCAAAGATGAACAGATAGGTAACGGTGGGCCGGACAGTCCCGACATAGTTTGCCACCCACTTAGAGGCTTTCTCCAGCACCTTCTCATCGTGTTTCAGAGCCGCCTCGGTCATCTTCGCGTCAGTCTCCAGAGCCACTTGCTCGGTACGCATCTCCTCGATACGCGCTTGGGCAGCGAATCCCTGCGCCGCCATCTGGAGGTCTCTCTCTGTGGCGAGTTTTGCCAGTTCCCGCTCGTGGGCCTGGTCTGCCTTGTTTTGGAAGAACTCTAAGAGCTTGGGAAGGCCAGAGATCAGCAGGCCACCAAGTGTAGAAAGAAGAGACAGCATCAGATCACCATCGCGTAAACCATGAGAGAGGTTCCGAGTCCACCGACCAGAACACTCACCCACAGGAGTTGAACCATTACTGCAAGAATCGCAGCAGATGAGAGAACAATGGAGAGTTGGAGCGCCATGCCAGCGTACGAGAACCACGGACTCCGTGTCTTGGCGAGGTCACGCGCAGCCTCAGCAGTCCTAGCCTTCTCAGATATCTCCTCCATGTCGGCTCGTTGCTTCGCTTCCTTCTCCGAGGCTCCAGAGGTCTCATAGATCGTTGCCCTGACATTCTTGGCTTGATACCACGCCCAATAGTTATTTGCTTGAATCGTGTTGTTCAGGACTTTGGAGGAGTTAGACCCACCAAACATCCCATTCACAGCCAGGATCAGAGCAAAGATGGAAATGGTGATCGCGGCCCATTGTTTGACATACGCCTCTCTCTCAGAGCGAGACATCGTGTTCGGCAGGACTCTCAAAATCCACACTCCTTAGAAGACTTGCAATGGCCCCATCCTAGATAGGCCATGTATGCCATAGCACCAAGTGCTATAACGATGATCGTCGCCCCAATGGTGGCCTCAATCATCTGAGCGATCTGCTTCTTTCGACGGGCTGCGGCTTCCTTCTCCCGCTTGGCCTCGAGCGCATCATCTCTGTTCATCTGAGCCACACGAATCTGGATGTTTTCCCAAACATCAGCATTTCCGGTGGTGAAGAACATCATCTTCAGTTCGTCTTCGAACTGCTTTTGCTGCATCAACTGGAGCTCAGCCTGGATGGCCATCCCCATGTTGGAACCGCCCTTCTTCTTAGCCTGGGCTACAGCCTTCGTTGCCTCGTGTTTGGCATCGAAGTATTTACCAAGAAGAGGCCCAAGACTGCGAACATCGTCGACAGCCTTGGATGCCTTCTTGATTAGATTGACCGCTGAAGATACAGCAGCTATCGCGGTGAGCGGATCGATCACAGCTTAACAACCAATCCCAACAAGATGAGAATGATTGCCCCGGCACTAGAGAGAAGAATCTTCTCTAGCCGTTTAAGTCGCGCATTGATCCCTTCGTATCTTTGCGCGCAAACCGCTTCATGCGTGTTCAGCCGAGCTTCCACCTCGCTCACCATCATCTTTCCCCAATGATTGTTTAAGCATGGAAAGGAATGCCTCCTTCCCCACCCTCAATTGGTCTAGCTGGAACTGGCAAGAGTTCATCTTGCGATCCAGGTCAACACAATGCTCTAGAAGCATCTTCTCTTCTTGAGAGAAGGTCTCCAGGTCGTATTCTTGTCCATCGATCGTCACTTGGGGGGCTTTGTTGTTTCCCATCGTGTTCTCCATTTACCGCTGTCAAGGGCCAGCGGTTTGCCCATTTACCAGGGTAGTCCCGACACCACAGGAGGATTAGCCATGTCTTGCAGTTGCTGATTTAGAGCAGCTTCTTTAGCAGCCATTCCGTCAGCACCCCAGCGAGTGGTGAGCCATCCTTGTACGTCAGCCTCAGTCAGTTCAGCGAAAGGCTTGAAAGAACCTTCCTCAGTGAACGACTCAGTGCCGTACTGAGAAGCAGTGAATTCACCAGATGTCTTGGTAACGCTCCAGTGACAGGTAATCACGAAACCATCAGAGGCTACGCGATCCATTTGGTTGATGATGATGTTCATTTCAGTTTCCTTTCAGGGTTGCAAGTTCGGCTTTCACCGAGTCGAGTTCAGATTTCAGTTCTTGAATAGCCTTCACAAGTACCGGAATCAAGTCAGCGCGAACCGACTTGTAAGGTTCTTCGCCTTCAGGCGCCGGGTCTTTCCACTCATCAATCAGGTCAGGGAACACTTGCTCAAACTCTTGAGCGATGAATCCGCGATCACCCTTGATGTCCTTGCCCTTGCCAGTTTTCCAATCAAACTTACGAGGCTTGAGCGCCATGATCTTGTCGAGGCCAGCATCAAGGTCTTGGACGTTTTCTTTTAAGCGTTGGTCAGAGATTGCACTGATGGTGGTATTGGTGGCGCTAATGGTTCCGTTAGCACTAACATAGAACCTATAAGCCGCTGCTGATGAATTGTAGTAAGAAAAACCGTCATTGCTACCAGCATTGATAACCCAAACAGCACCCCCTGCTATTAGTTTATTACCATCACCACCATTTTGTGATCCATCCGTTGTCCCCACCAATAAAGCCCCAGTCGAGGTAATCCGTGCGCGTTCGGAATTCGTGCCTGAGCCGGTTGTGCTAAATCCTAGCGCGAAGTTATTTGATGATTCAAAAAGAGATGAAATGCGTCCCGCAAGGCCAACAGCGCCACCATTAGTCAGCGGCTTTCTAAAATCAAGGTATGTGTCCCACCCCCAATTTGCACGGTTTGTAAGCGAGAGAACAGTGCTAGCAGCAGCAGTATTAGTATCAACTTCTAATCTAGATACCGGGGAAGTTGTCCCAATACCGAAATCCCCATCCGACGTAATCCGTGCGCGTTCGGCGTTTGACCCGCCGCTAGAAGTCAGGAAACGAATCAGGGTATTGCCGCCAGTGGAATTGGCATTCAGCGTCAGTTCACCACTACTGCCCCCGTAGTTCAGCAAACCATAATTGGTGTTGCTTCCATTGCCATCGTGGAATGCAAGTTGAGAACTACCACCAACAACAGTTGCACGACCGATAGCAGTCGTGGTTCCTGTCATCCAGTTACCCGAAGCATCCAGTGTCATCGCCTGCGTGAAACTGATGGCGTTTCCTGCGGTGCCGGAGGGGGCGGTGTACCATTGGTGTGCTCCACCGACTTGACCATATGCGGCAGCAAAGTCTGAATTGATATAGCGGTTTGTCCCGACAGTATCGTTGTAAAAGTTTGCCCCAAGGAATGTATCGTTAAATCCGTTGTTATACAAAGCAGTGCTTGCCACTTGCAACACTCTCATCGAACTACTCCAAGCACTCGGCGTCACCCCCAGACCGAGGTTGCCGGAGGTATCCATCGTCATGCCGATGGTGGGCGTTGTGCCATAAGCAAACAACAGGTTGTTGCCACCACCTGCGAAATTGGTGCCGATGCGGAATTGCAAAGTGTTTGAACTGTCCACCATGTCAATGGCATGACCTGTACCGGCAGAGCCTTTCTTGAGGCTCAGTGCGGCATACCCAGCACTTGCAATTTGAAGGCCGGTTCCAAGGCCAAAGGTAGGCGAACTCGTCCCAATGCCCAACCCGGTAGAGGTCAGGCGCATATATTCCGTCGATGCGTCTGCGTTTGTATATGCGTGAGTCGCGGCGCGGGATTGTAAAATGCCGCTGCTATTGACTAAGATGGTTCCAGATGTTCCTGCGCCGCCGCTGTTGGTAAAAAACAGTGCGCTGTATGCGCCAGAGGAGGCGAGTGTCGCTGTGGCAACAGATGCAGAAACTCCAAAATCACTTCCGTTAAACGTCAGCGCACTCCCCGTGGTCAGCACCTTGCTGCCGTCGAGATAGGCCACTCCGTTGGCGGTTCCTCCGTTGATCGTGACCGTCGAGGAAGTGGTCAGGGTGGTAAACGATCCCGTGTTCGGAGTCGTAGCACCGACAGTACCGTTGATGTTGATCGATGCCGTACCAGTCAGGTTAGTGACAGTTCCGGACGAAGGAGTGCCAAGAGCGCCGCCGTTGGTCACGAAAGCGCCAGAAGAACCAACGTTGATCCCCAGAGCTGTGGCTACACCCGTGCCGAATGAGGTGATGCCCGTACCACCGTTGGCAACAGGCAGAGTTCCCGTGATATCTGCTGTGGAAATATCCAGCAAGTCCCAGGAAGTGTTAGTTCCATCAGTCTTGAGATACCGACCAGCATTCGAGGTCTGGGAAGGCGCTAGAGCGTTAAAAGCGGCATTGGCCGTGGTTTGCCCAGTACCACCAGCAGAGATGCCCAGAGTCGCAAAGGAGAGCGTTCCAGAGCCGTTTGTTTGGAGTGCTTGACCGGACGATCCATCAGCACTCGGAAGCGTCCATTGGACGTTAGAAGCGATGGAAGCAGGAGCGATGAAGCCGACATAGTTCGTGCCGTTGTCGGTGTCCTCATACAGCTTCAGATCGGCTCCAGAGGAAGAAGTACCCTTGGCCGCGAGCGTTCCAACCACGGTGATGTTGTCACCAGCAGCGCCGGACTGGAAGTCCTTGAGCTGGGCCATAAGCTCACGAATGGCATCGTTGATACCACTCGGGGCGCAGCCCTCCGCGATGTTGATTCCGTCGATGTCGGTGTTATCACCGGGGGTGGTTGAAAACTCTGAGATTTTTGCGCGTGGCATGGTTTATTCCTTACTGAAGGAGAGACTTAAGAGTCTCAACAAACGGATCGGCAACCGATTGGAATTGGCCCCCAACTACACCGCTGGTCGAGGTTTGGACTTGTTGCTGTCGGCGCATTCTTTCCATCGCTTCACGAATCATTCGGATTTCATCACCGCTTTGAGCGCGACTCAATAGGATTCGCCCGATTTCATCTCGAACAGGCTCAGGAACCGCAGTCCTACGCATACCGCTAGTTATCATATTCAGCAGCGTACCAACATCCATTGACTTGGCAGCGGCGGCAAGATTGACTGTATCCTGAAGTTGAGATGCAGCCACATCCTCCATCCTGGCTTCCCTAGATGCGGTTTGAGAACCACGCCCAGAAGCCTCAAGTTCTTTCATCCGGCGCTCGGCTGTCACTCGAGAAACAAACTCTCGATAAGCCCGTTCGCTCGGGAAAACTTCTTTCAACTTGGCTTGTGTATCAGGCTCAACCCACATATTGAGCAGCTTGTTCTGCCCTGCGCGTGTTCCTGCCATCATCTTGAGATTTTCCTGAGCGCCGACTCGGAAAGCCTGAAGCTCAGAATCGCCCATTCCACGAAGCTCAGAACGAATCTCATCAGGGCTTCGCTTTAGAACATTACGCCCAAACTCGGCGGCATCAATCATTCTGCTTGGGCCAGCAAATGCATTCCGGGCCTGAGCATAAATAGATTGACCTGTATCTGGATCAATGGTCGCATCATCAAGTCGAGCAACAAAACGGCTCCACAAACCTTTCAGCGCCCTGCCGTATGGAGTTGCTTTTCCATTCTCATCGACCGCTGGCTTCATGGTCAAAAGTTGATCCAAACCCTGCTTGACATAGTTCATGTCAACCATTGACGCTTCTGTGCCAGGCTCAATCTTCTTTAGACTAAACGGACGCTGCTCGGCCTTGGCGATACGAGTCGCCATGTTGAAAGCACCGAGTTCCTTCGCGGAATTCAAGATTCCAACCAAGTCATCGTCAGCACTCACAACCATCCGATCCACCTGTTGATAGAACGGAGAGGAGTCGGCTGCGCGTTTTGTAATCAGGTTTTCAACGGTTGCGCCAAGACCCTCATCACCCACACCCATAGCACGCCTGGACGCTCCTTCCAAACGCCCACCACGAGTGGCTTGTCGGCTTTGAATCACGCGCTCTGTGATGTTCCTAGTGCGGCCAGGAAGGGTCGCCATCGTGTCCAGAAGGTCTTTCAGATTCTTCCCAGCGGCATCTGCAATGACAGCCTCATCGCCCAGCTTTGAAAGGCGAGCCTGCACTTGTTCAGTCGTCGCGCCATCGCGGATCATTGCCTGAGCAATTCGGCGACGAGCATAGTCAGCCGGAGTCATGCTGATTAGGTCTTGGATGGCCCCAGGAACCATTCCTGCCGCACGAGTAGCAGCAGCTCCGACCACAGGTGAAACCATCTTGCGGGTTTGCTCGATAGCACCACCAGCACCAGCACCACCAATCGCAGACTGAATCATCTCGGCAGGAATATCAGCCATGCTAGGAGCCTCACCAGCCCCACCGATAGCGCCCTGAACACCACCACTTACCGCAGCGCCACGCAATCCCTGGCCAGCGGGAAGAATCCTGCCAAGAGGCAAAGAAGCGGCAGTCTGAACAACCATTGAGCCGATCGGTTGCTCTTCTTGGTAAGCCTGGATACCAGCTCGCTGGATGTCACGGATGCGTCCATAGGCATCCATCAGAGGCTCGCTAGGGCGACGCATGATGGGCGCTGCGATGGCAGAGGTGATTTCCTCGCCAAACCCAAAGGTCGGGCCTTGAAGTGCCGTCATGCCCATTCGCAGGGCTTTAGGCAATTGAGCACCAGTAACCTGAGCCTCTCCGACCTGAAGCTCCTTCGGGAGTTCTAGTCCCTTGCTCAGATAGTAAGCCCTGATCTCATCATCAGAGTAACCAGCGGCTCGGGCTTCATCAAGTTTGCTCATTGCCGTTAGCCTCCAATGATTTCGTCCAAAGTCCTGCGAAGAGGATTCGGAACCCTCATGATTCGAGCATCAGCTTCCTCGGGTGTGATCTTCCCTCTTAGCGCATCTCTAGCAATCGCACCGATCTGCTGATCGTACTGATTGATTGCCCTGAGGGTGTCAATGATCTGTTTGTTACCAGCAGGCGTGTTAATCAGGCGAGGCAAAGACCGCTTAAATAGAGCAAGGTCAGCATCTGACATCGTTCCAGAACCAGGGGGGCGCTGCAACGGAACCAACTGGTTGACGATTGCCTCAGCCGCCTGGATTTCGCTTAGGTTCTTTGTCTCAATGCCAAAGTTTCCAGCGATCGCCTTAGCTTGAGTGGCAAGACCGCCCCCAGTTTGGTTTAGCAGGGTATTCAACCGATCAAGTTGAATTGCCGATCTGGTTGCTGTAGTTCCCTGATTTGCAAGGTCGCGGAATGTCTCGGCGGCGAATTGGCCAGCCTTCTTCTCAAATTCCTTACCACCCGTGTCAACATTCAGCCTGGTGGCCCCGGCCTGACGGAGAGCCATTTGGTAATCAAGAAGCGAACCCTTGAAACCTTGACTTACTGCTTTCTCATATTCCTGAATATCAGAGGTTGGCTTTGGTGTCTTTGCCGCACCAGCCACAGGCATAGCTTGCCCCGTGTTTGGATCAACCCGATAGCGAACCTGGCCCTCTGCAAGATCAAACTCTTGAGGCGCATTCATTTTACGGAATGCTTCCACAGTCGGCAGAACCTTCCCTGCCACACTCGGGGCTTGCGTCAGAAGCCGCTGAAGCGTGTTCATGTCAATCTGAGGTTGACCGACGCGCACTCCTTCGCCAACCCGCTGACCCATGATGTCTTCACCATAGATTTCTTGGGTTGCGCCAGGACGAAGAATCTGCGGCAAAAGGGCTTGCGCGGCCTGCTGCTCTGCTCGAGCCTGCTGACGCTCTGCCAGTTGCTCTTGGATCATCCGATCCCGCATAGCCTTGTCATAGGCTCCTTGGTAAGCCTGCTGGCCTGCGGCTACACCCTGCGCCAGAAGTTGACCCACACCGCGACGCTGAGGACTAGGCCCAGACCCAGCAAGTAAGGATAGACCAACATTCAGGAGTCCTTGTTGTTGGGCTTGTTGCCGAAGACGAGCTGCTTCATCCTCTCCGAAAAGAGCATTAGCGTAACTCGGGCTTTGTCCAAAAAGTTGAGCAAAAAGTTCATTCATATCACCCACCCAAAAGGCCAAGGAGACCGCCGCCAATCGCGCCTACAGGCCCGAACATCTGACCACCAGCCAGAGCGCCACCAAGAGCGCCAGCAGCGCGGTTCGTATAGACAGGAGTCGTCTGCACAGCACCCCGAGGAGCGCCATAAACTGCCCCGAGGTACTGGTTCAGTTGAGACTGCGGCAGACCCTGGAGGAAGTTGAAGCGATTGATATCGGACTGGAGCGCGGCTTGTTGGTAAGCCTCTGCGGTCTGTCCTGCACCCATCAGTTGCTGAATGTCACCGTAGTCAGCAGCCGCCAAAGCAGGAGCGCCACCAATCATTGCCTGCTGGCGAGCGCGTTCGGCTTCGTAGTTCTGGAAGGCCAACTGCCCCGCAGTATTCGCGAGAGTCTGAGCCAACTGCCCAGAGGCGCGGTCTTGAAGCTGGCCCATCGCACCCGATCCGTACCGACCAGCCCTAGACGCTTGCGAATTGATGTTCTGCATCGCGTCATAGAAAGACTGCTGTGCGGCTTGCGCTGCAGGCTGAAACGCCCCCTGGAAGAAAGGGTTTCCACCTAAGTATTGACCCTGAATGGTGGAGAGAGCCTGCTGTTGAGCGCCAGGAAGCAAAGGAGAGCCGTAGATCGCCCGATTCTGGAGCGCGGTCAAGCCCTGCTGCGTCTGTGCGGAAGGCCCGACAAAGGTCTGCCCAGGGTAATACTGAGGAGTTTCGGTCTGATAGAGCCGTTGGGCTTCGCTCAGACCATATTGGACATACGGACGGACTGCGGGATCGAGTTCGTTCGTTGTCGTTTGAGTTCGAGTAGAACCACCCATTTAGACCTCCAGCGCCCACGAACGGGGCTTAAAACCGAGTTGCTTTGCCTTGCGCGTCCAACCCGGTCGCCAAGATTCAAAAGTGAGGCGTTTCGCATCACCGTGTTGAGCAATGTTCATAAGATGCTGCCAGCCTGCATCGAAGTACCCGACTTCGGAAAGGTACGCGCACCAAACATGGAGTGCGTCGTTTCGGGGCTGGAGAACCATGAACCCGATTGGCCTTGCATCCACCAGGCCGACCCAGAGCATAGATTTCCCGGCAAAACAGTCTGTATACACATCCTCGGGAATCCATCCTTCCGGGGTCTTGTGGAGAATAATCTCCAGTCCTGGTCTGACGAATCGCCACCATTGTCGCAGATCGTTGGGGGAAATCAATCGGACTTCCATCATCCCACCAAAATGTAAGCAAAGGTCTTATCGGCTGTGGAATTAGCGTAATGGCTGATAGTTGCCGATCCCTGAGTCTGCGATGAAACGTACACATTTGCAATGCTCGCCATTGATACGCAGTTTGCCGTCACAATTGCGCTAGGAGTGGCCGGACGGGTGGGGCTTGTCTGAGTTGGGAGCTGTTCAAGCGTCACCAATGTCGAGGTTGTCGCCCACATGATCTCCATGTAGTCATTCGCCGCCAGCTCAATAAAGTAGTTCAGAGCCGCGATCAGATGACCATCAATGCTGCCATGCTTATTGGGGATTGAGTACCGACTGTTACTTCCTGCCACATCGGTTCCGTTCTTCCTGAACCAAATGTCAACGTCCTGAATCTGTGAGTCGGCATTTGCGAACTGGAGCGAGAACTGGATGTTGTACGTCCCAGGGTTCTTGAAGTTGACTCGAGAACTGTTGGATACCGTAATCCCGTTTGAGTAATCAGTCGTGTTCAGGGTGACCGCATACGCCGCTGTGGTCGAGGCGGCAGTCTGATCTGTGGAGTCCTGAAACGCTCCAAATGGCAGTTGATCGGCAAACGCCGCAGCCGAGAACGGAAGCAGAATGATCTTTGTGTCCGTGCTGATCCGCTCGTCGTAGAGAGTCGTGGTCAATGCCCCACCCGTGGCGAGAGTGACAGTCCCGGTATTGTTGGACTTGCCATTCATCAGCCCATTGACTACCTCGGAAATGCCTCGAGGATCAGCGCCAAACGGGGGGAGAACACGAAACATCATCGACGGCCCCTCCCGACGATGTTCACATCAACCCCGGCCATCGTTGTCCAGTTGCCAGTAGGAACAACCTTAACGCGATGGTACTTGCCGGAGCTTCTCAGAGAGACTCGGTTCTCATCACTCGCAGCAACCGCTGTCGAGTAGATGATGTCATCGTCCAGCATCTCACGAGAGGCAACCGCCACGGTCGCAGACCCGTTGTCAATCTGGGGCCTAGCCAAGGTGATGATGCTCGCGATAGAGGAAAGATCGCCAGTCTCAATGAAGGCCGACATAGGCTGGCCCTCAAAGGTGACGATCTTGGCATCTCTTACCCCGGCGAAAACCAACCGTCCACCGAGCCATTGACGAGCATCCAAAGACACTCCTAGCGCATCAATCGAGGCCGAGAACAGGTCAAGACCCTCAAGGGTCACAGCAGAAGTCGCTGCCGAAGAAATGTAAGAGGCCGCGGTCGCTCCATAAGACCAGCGGTTGAGCTGCCAGTTGTAAACCAAGAGCGAATAGCCTGCATTGGTGTTCTGATAGCACCAGATCACTACCTTCTTGACCGGATCAATTGCTGCGCTGAACTTCGTATACGAGGGAGAAAGATCGTTCCAGAACCACCGATCTACCTTCTCAGCCCCGATTGGCGAGACTCTCTGGCCATCGCACATATAGAACCCGTCATCCGATAGGAAGAAGGTCATATTCCCGTACTGGGTCACAGAGCCAGGCTCATAGCACCCGATCTCACGAGAGATGGTGTCGAATTGGAAGTAAAGCGGGGAGCCGATATAGGTCATCCGCACTACAGACTTCTCCAACAGGACAAGCCCGAACTCTCCACCAGTTATCCCCTGGATATCCCCGCCATCAGGAATGTCCTGAAAGTCAGACTGAGAGGTCGGCCCGGAAGTCCAGTCCGTTTCATCGTTGATGTCAGACCATTGGACTCGATTCGGATAAGACGAGATGTTTGCAGCGACCACGAAGTCACGGACAACAGTCAAATACTTACAGACCGGAGCAGCGGCGGCAACATCAGCGAAAGCGGTTCCACTATTCAGGGTGAAAGACTGAATCTTTTGCGAGTTGTTCGCGGCAAGAACCACATCACCAAACTGGGTAAAGCTCCAATTCCCGCCCGTGTACCCGCCAACCTTGGACACATCATCCAGGTTGCGGTTGGTCGAGTTGTACTTGAAGAGCTTGGTCGCACCTCCGGCGAACATCGTGGAAGTGCTGCTGATCTTCCCGGAGAAGACGCGAGTCAGGTTCTCAGAGGCCGAGTTTGAGTAGTCCGTCAGGCTCGGGATAGGGCCGTATCCAATCTGTTGAGGATAGACGTTGTATGCAGATTGGAGCGCACCAGCGATGCCCGGCTGATCTGGCAACCACTCTCCGAATGTAATCTTAGTTTCAGGCATTTCACACCCTCACCCATGTTCCACCAGCAGCGGCAACTGGAGTCCAGTTCGTTTCGGTGTCTGTAACATCAGTCCATGTGTCGGAATTGCTTGCGACGACATCCCATGTTGTCTCGGTATCAGTCACAGGAGTCCATGAACTCTCATCAACCTGGACATTGCTCCACTCGTCGCCTTGCTTATTCGCAAGACACCCAACCGAGGCCAGAGCGTTGACCGAGGCAAACGCCGAGAAGGTCGCATTCGCTACGCAAGTGACCGTGGCCTCTGCCGTGACGCTGGCTTGACCGCTCGCAACCAATCCACCGAGACAGGTCACCACCGAGGTAGTGATGATGTCTCCAGAGCCAAACTGAACCCGGATTGCACTACAAACAACCGAGGCCGATCCATCAAAAGAACCAGCGCCGAATTGAACCCGTATGCCTTGAGCCGTTACCGCTGCATCAGCAGTAATCGATCCTGCCCCGAACTGAACCCGTGTTCCGTTTGCCGTAACACTCGCAGATGCAGCGACAGAGGCATCCCCATCCCACCGAGTAACGCTTGTTATGTATAGAGGCGAATCAAGCGTTAGAGTCAGGTCGTCCAGACTCGCCTTGAGGTTATCAAGGGAGTCAATCGACCACGGTGGGTAGAGATCGGCCATTACGAAATCGTAACCGTCAGCGAGCCAATGGCGATGCGGAACACATCACCCGTAGCGATGGTCTTGGAGGCATCCAAAGGCGTGTGATACAGCAGATTTCCACCAGAGGATGCATCCCGAAGGCCGATATAGGCGACCGTGCCCCACGAACCCGTCGCTTGAGGGAACTCCACCGCCGCCGAGTTTGACGTTGCACCATCGGACGGAGCGGAAAAGGTCACGCTCTGACGAGCATAAGCATTTCCACTCACCTCAGTACCCGTATCCGCATCGGTAGGGTCTGTGGTGTACAGCGCCACATAAACCGTGGTCGGGCTTGTATATGCCGTGTTCCGCAGAGTTGCGTTGATTAGCGCATTCTCAAGATAGTTTGAGATTTCAGACATATTTATCTCCGTGCGAGAGTCATCGTCAGGGGAACACCTGCGTATTCTCCCCGATCATCGGATGCGTTGATAGTGTCAATTGCCCTTTGATACAGCGCAGCCCAGGTGTTCAGACGCTCATCATTCATGATGTAAGGCTCTGCCTCTCCCAAAGAAGCATAGAGCAGCGCATCGGCACAGTTCGCCAGGAACACATTTGAGGTGTTGGAGTCGCTCAGATAGGCCGGAGCTGCGTAGTACAGCATCCGCACGTTGTATGCAGAGTCCGGGATCGGTGCGAACTGGAAATCACTCGCCAACAAGGTATATCGCTTCGGAACGCCCGTGTTTGTTGCGTCGGCATTGCGATAGAAGATATTTGGAGATAGGTACTCCAAAGCAAAGTTGGGAGTGGTGTTCAGATGGATGTCCCGCATCTCCAAGAAGTCGCTCGGAAGCGATAGCGTGGAGTCGTTAGCGGTCATCGCTGCATTGACCAGCTTGAGCATCTGACGAATCCGCAAGTCCCGGCGAAGACGGTTCTCTGCGAATGTGATGAAGTCAGGAATCTTGCTGGTCAGATCAGTCCGCGCCAGATAGTCTGCAACTGCGGTCTTGAGATCGGAATAGGTAGAGATAGCCATTAGACCCTCCCTGGACGGGTGCGGAATGCGCGGTTGTCAGGATGATTGAGCCACTCTTTGAATCGAGCCTGGTCAACCACATGGAATCCCCGCATGATGCCCTTTTTGTTGAGATC